AGAGACACTGTAAAAGATACTAGGGTACCTCTACTGACAGTTGAAAGAGTGTACCAGACAAGACCCCCGCTACTGTCCTTACTGATTCTTCTTAGCCGGGGGTCTTAACTAGTATCTTTTATAGGGTCTCTGGTTGTGAGGAGTGAGTGTGATTACTATTATGATTACATGAAAAAGGACCTTAATAATATGGTACATGTATATTGGATAAACGATGATATTTCTAAAATGAACCTTAATAAGGGCTACATAGGGGTCACCTCTAGACCTGCTCATCTTAGGTGGAGCGAGCATCTTGAAGCAAACTCTAAGGTCGGTACAATGATAAGAACCTTTGGTCTTAAATTTAAAAAGAACCTTGTTGTTATCTTTTCTGGAACATCACAAGAGTGTTACAACTTAGAGTACGCTCTTAGACCAACTGTTAATTGTGGTTGGAATGTCGCTGAAGGGGGAGAAACTAATTCTTTTTCTAGAGCAAGGTTACAATACCAAAGTTATACCAATTTTATAGAAAACTATACCAAAGCTAGACCAATTTATCCTAAGTAAAACAAGACAATATTGAGAAGACTCCTTTGTTTTAAGGAAATTCTTCTCTTTTTTTACAAACTGAAATAGAAAGGAGGTGGCCTCGATGTCAGACCTTGAAAACGATCCCGACAAAGAAACTCCCATAAAAAGAGGGAGGGGGCGTCCTAAAGGAACCTTTAAGATCCCTGCTGGGGTACGTAACAAGGTTCGTGAAGGCGGTGGTAAGAACGGTGGTGCAAGAAAAGCTGCTGGCCGTCCCAAAGGCTCTAAGAACATTCATTCTCATGAGTCAGTGAAGAAGCTACAAGACCTAAAGTTTGATCCGATCGAAATGATGGTAACAGAATACAAAGAGATCTCTAAGATAATCTCTAGTGGAGAAGTAAGAGTAGGCTCTGGTGCTCATGCCCAGTTGATTGCTACTAAGGCCCAGTTGATTAATAATCTAATGCAGTACGGATATAAGAAGATCCCTGAGAAGACTGAGCTAGAGACAAGCAACAAGAAACCTCTTACTGTCACTCTTAGTCTTCCAAAGAGTAACCTTAACGAGTAACAATAGAGAGATACGCCATGCCGAATGATTTAAAAGATGAAGAAGAAATAATTGACCACTGGCGTAAGGGCAGAAGGTTCAACGTAAGAAACACCAGAGACTGGATGGATCTTATTGTTAAAACGGTAGCAGTGGGGGCTATGGTTGTTACCTCCACAGTCTTTGCCGCTAGAACCTTAGCCCCTGATTGGGCCAACATGCCTAAGACCTTAGCTCAGTTATCTGTAGAAGTTTCTGCCCTAAGGCAACAAATAGAAACACAGGCACCGCAGCTCATTGAGTACAAAGGTAGTATAATAACAGCCTACCCTGTAGTAGCTCAGGGCAATGATATTACCCTTACTTCTGTTCAACGCCTTAACGTAGGCTGTTCTACTAACATAAACGTTAGGTTCTTTGATCACTCAGACAACACCATTGTAGAAAGACACAGCTATATTCTCACTGATGTAAAGACCCCAGTGTCTAGACAGTTTGCCCCTTATTCCTTTCGTGTCTTTATCCCTTCAGACCTAGCTCCGGGTACCTATAGTTACCTACCTGAAATCATTCCTGTTGACTGTGGTATCTACAGACCTATAATAGCCCCTATGAGCTTCCCTTTTGAAGTTACACAGCGATAACCTTTTAAGAAAGTCTTACAACAATGACAGAGATAGTTTTACATGAGGGCCAGAGTCACATTATCAACTCTTTGTTTGTTGAAAAGACCTGCCGTTATTTTATCTGCAATGCTGCCCGAGGCTTTGGTAAGACCTTTGTTGCTGGTGCCGCTGCAGCTATAGCCACCCAAGAACTAATAGAACTAGACGAATCGGTTCCTAACAAGAACGTGGCAATCATTGCCCCTACTTATTCTCAGGCTATCGATATCTACTTTCCTTTGCTTGCTTACCAACTAGGACTAGAGTCCCATGCCATAAAGACCTCAAGAACAGCAGGTACCTTTTGGTTCCCTAATAACGTGATCTTAAAGATCTGGTCCTACGAGGCCTCAGAGCGTATGCGGGGTTCAGGACAGTACTTTGTTGTCCTAGACGAGGTGTCTTCTTGGAAAGGTGCTGGGATGACCCTCAAGGAATCTTGGGAGAGTATCATTCAGCCTTGTGTCTCTACTCGGTGGTCAAGAAAGAACTCTAAGAAGTGGGGAGCAGAACCCGGTAAGGGTCTTGTTATTAGCACCCCTAAGGGCTTTAACTACTTTCATGAGATGTACCACAGACGAGAAGTAGACAATGACTGGGATAGTGCTACTTATACCTATCGTGATTCACCGTATTTAGACGAAGCCGAGATCGAGAAAATCAAAAGGTCCCTTGATCCTATAAAGTTTGCCCGAGAGTACGAAGCGTCCTTTGAGGACTCTGGTAACACTGTTTTCTATTGTTTTAATCGTAAAGAACACATTGACCCCAACTTGCCTTGGTTTGACAAAACCGAAGACGTCCATGTTGCTATTGACTTTAACGTCGGTATCATGGCCTCTATTATTTTTGCAATACGAGGTAACCAAGTTCACATCTTAGACGAAATGCAAGGCCATCCTGACACAGAGACCTTAGCTAAGGCTCTTAGTGAAAAGTATGAAGGCCACAGAATTATCGCTTACCCTGACCCTAGTGGTCGTGCTCGTAAGACTTCCGCTGCTGTAGGTATGACAGACTTCAAGATACTAGAATCACCTCCTTACAAGATCATAACAAGAGCTCACCAAAAAGCGCCCCCTATTATTGACTCTGTAGCAGCAGTAAACAAGAAATTTAAGAACGCAGCTGGAGACATTGACATGTACGTCCACCCTCGCTGCACTAATACTATCCGTTCAATAGAACGAACTCAGTGGACAGAAACTAACCCAGACATAGCTACTATTGATAAAAAAGAGGGTGTTGAACACTGGTCTGATGGCTTACGGTATGCCATAGAGTATCTTTTTCCTGTACGCTCTGGTACTAAGGTCACAGCAAAAGGTTTTGGATTTTAATAACAATAAAAGGAACCTGTTATGGCAGCTTACCAATTTTCCCTTGACACCCTGTCACCCAGCTATGTTGTTGATCTTCAGCTTGTTGGTGCCCAAGGTTCTCAAGGACCCGCCGGGGATGCGAGTACTCTAAGCTGGATAACCCTAGCAACAGCCTTTTCTTCTATCCCTGTTTTGACAGCCTCCCTAGTTGGTGGTGATGTCTATACTTATGACTACAACAACGATGCGGTTTCGTATTACCGCTACATCACCCCGACCTCTGATAGCTTCTTTACAAGCTTCGATGGGACAAATCTTACAGGCTTAATCGCCGATAAACAAACAACTATAACTCTTTAAAGGAGACTGACTATGGCTTTTGAACCTACAGACTGGTCCATTGCGGCTAACGGAAATATCCGCTATATCGGCGATGACCATAACGGCGCTGCCCCCTCGTATGCCACAGTGATCGAGTTTCACCGTGCCCTACAAGACTTTGCTGACGACGCTGCTGCGTCTGGTGACGACCTGCTTGACATCTCGGCGCTGACGCCTTCTGATCGCTCAACAGACAACATTATTACCTTGCTTAACTCATTTAACATCGACACCCAAGCCTCGGAACACTTGTATGATGGCTCAATTGTTCAGAACTCCAACGCCGATGTTTGGGATGGTATCGTTAACTTTGGTAACCCCGAAGTAGAACTAGGTATTGTCCAAAACGGTGTTGTTGTTGCTGACGACTTCTGGAACCTTGGTGGGTTTCACGGTACAACTATTAGCGGCTCGACCTCTACCCTTGTTGACACAGGCTCAGGTTGGACAGTAGATGAGTGGATTGGTTACGTTGTTCGTAACACCACAGACGGCTCTCAGGGTCTTGTTACTTCTAACACAGCTGATACCCTTACTATTGCTGATCTTATGTACGGCGGCACGGCTAACACTAACGCTGCCTCTGATGCCTACTACATTGCTAAGGGTCTTAATGCTGACGCCGTTTCGGGTATTTCCCACAGGTTCATGATTCCGGTTATTGTTGGTGGTACAGTCACAGACACCCGTAAAGTAATCGGTTTTGCTCGTACTTACGGGCGTACTCCTTCCGAGTTCCCAATTAACGCTACGGCTAACGGTAACAACGTTCTCGCTGTGTCCGATGGTAACGACCTGAACAACGCTACTGCCCCTAATGACCTTTATAACTCTATTGCCACCGCTACCTTTATTGCTCCGTTTACTACTATTTCCAACCTAACAGACGGTTATATCGGTCTCGATGTTAACAACGACACAACAGACGAGTTCTTTTATTCTCAGTGGGACCGTGGTACTGCCACTATTAACCAGTTCTATGAGTACACTAAGTACATCACTCGTTACAAAGGCGAAACAGGCACCTTGTACGGTCTAGCTCCTGACCTCTTCCGAGGCATCACCCACCAGCTTGCTATTACTGGCATTGGTGGAACTTGGGCAGAACCCGAGGGTGTTTCTTGGACAGGTGGTACAGGCCAGCTGCTCGCTGTAGACAACGTTACAGGCGCTTCCACTACTACTATGTGGATTCAGGTGCTTACAGGCTCTGCTCCGACCTCTGGTACTATTACAGGTGCTGGTGCTGCTACAGGAACCGTTACTAGTGCTACTGCCCGCGCCCTTAGCCGTCCTTTCTCAGGCGTGTCT